ATGATATAAAGACTGGACTGAGGGGCGAAGGTTGTGGCTATCGTAAAGCTACTGTTCGTTCTGTTGGTCGCAAGTGGGTTTATATTAGATTTTCTAAGGAAGGAAACTTTAGAAAACTTTCAATCAAAAAGTGGCGGGATATTTGCCGACAAAAGGATTTTAGAACATGGGAAAGTCATGTCGCAGAACGTAAAATAAAAAGAAAAGCTCTTGATAAAGGTTTATCTTTCTACAAAAAAAGGTATAATAAAAATATTCCTAAGACTATTGAGGAACTACAAGAAGAACTGGAGGTAGTATGATTGCTTCATGGGTTATAATAGCGATATTAAGTTTAGAAGATTTTACTGGTTACGGTATTGATGCTTATATTTTTGATTTTAAATTTAAGAATTTAGAAAACTGTTCTGACTTTTTAGAAAGTAATATTGTTAAATTAGAAAACTATATTGAGCAAGAAGAAGGTATCAAGCCTGAATCTTTTGTTTGTTTAGATTATAAAAATTATTTTGAGGTAGTAAATGACACCCGCAAGTTGGCAAGTAGATAGAGAACACAAAGCAAAGCTTTATCAATTTAAAAGTAAATTAAAACAATTAAATATTTCTAGCCTATCTGAATTAGAATATAAAGATGCAGTAGAAAAAATCTACATGGAAGTTTATTATCCAGAAGAAAGAATATGAAGTTTGTAATTTATATTGGTAAGTTAAAGACTGTAACTGTTGAGGCAGAGGATAAAGATTATGTCAAGGCAGTTATCTTAGACAATGCTAAAACATTTCTTGAAGATATGTTTGATGATGGAGTGATAGAAATTGAACAAGAAAAAACTTAAAGAACTAAAGAAAAGAATTAGACCCATTCAGGTTGAATGGCTAAAGAGTTTGCTACCCCAAGAGGAAGCAGACAAAATTACTGTTGATAATGTTGAGGGCTTATTGCCCGAAGATAATTATATGAAAGGTATTAAAGGGATTACCTTAGTCTTTATGTCAGATAGATGGCTATTGAAACAGTTAAAAAAATATCCCGAAATTAAAACTTATACAAAACTAAAAGAGGTACTAAATGTATGAATATATATGTAAGGTTGTCATAGACAATCAAGAAGATGAGATAAAAACTTTTGCTTACTCTACGCTAGAAGCGTTTGATAATCTTGTTTCTATGGCAGGAGTGACAGATATTATTTCTGTCGTCAATAAAGAGACAGACGAATCATTTACTTTTGATGGAGACTTAATGGCTCTTAAAGAAGCTAGAGGTAACATCAAAGACGAACACTTAATCATTGAGGAGCTATATAGATTAGATGGCACAGAGAAAAGAAACAGTCTTAATTAAGCATGTCAAGAAGGCAACTTCTCAGGGCATGGCAGGTCGTGGCAGGAAGATTAAAAAATCTACGAAACACATGAACAAACATAAAAGACTGCAACAAAAAATTAAATATCGAGGGCAAGGTAGATGATAGAAAAAGCGGTAGTGCTTGATGACCATGATGTTATGCATTATGTTTATGGCACTTACGAAGAGGTTGAGGCATTTGCTGAAAAAATAAATGGTTATGTAATTAGATACCTTGACCACGTTGCACCGAGTATGGTATACTCTAAGTTTGAGTATGTTGGTGAGGGGCGAAACCCATACCAAGTAAGTAGAAAGTTTAATTACGAAAAAGGAATTGTAGATGATACAGAAAAATGGTAGATTAAAAGAACGAGTAATCAAGAAGCCCTCTCTATCTCCATTTAAGTTGCTTGATTTGGTACTATCCACAACTCGGAGAGTGGTTGGCTCAAAACTCTCACAGAATTTTAATAAGCTGAACGGAGGTAATACACTATGGCTATATTAGAAGGCTCAGTAAAATGGGCAAGTATAACGACTCCAAACACAAAGTTTGAGCCAGTCTATACTGTTGACTTAATTGTTGATGAAAAGACTGCGAATGACTTTGCTTCAAGGGGTCATAAAGTAAAACAGCATGATGAAGGTCCTGCTTTAGTTATCAAAAGAAAGGTACATGGTCCTAATGGAATAACCAGACCTGCACCTAGACTTTTAGATAAGGACAAGCAAGAAATAAATGTTGCTGTTGGTAATGGCTCTAAGGTTAGAGTTCAATACAATGAGTATAGTGGTGAGGGTAAATATGGTCCTTATATAGGACTTGACTTACAGGCTGTACAAGTTGTAGACCTTGTTGAATATAAGAATGCTGATGGTGCTGAACTATTAGCTGATGGCGAGGAGTTCTAATGGAAGGACAAGAACAAAAACCTTACATTACTATTGATGATGTTAATGTTTATGTTGAGGATTTACCCGAAGAGGGTCAACAAATCTTTGGCAGACTACAAAGGCTAAATCAAAAGAAAGCTGCACAGACTTTAGACCTTGAAGAAACTCAAGGTGCTATTAATTATTTCTCTACTAGAATTGTAGAAGTAATTAATGCTGATAAGTCTGGTGTTAAAGTAGAGGAATCTGAAACAAAAGAAGTACCAGCAGATACTGAAACACAAGACAGTTAATAACAATTTAGCTAGACTAGGTTTTTTGGACCTCTCTATTTGTTCCTAGTCTAGCTATCACTTTGGAGATAGAATTGAATCAAGATAAAAGTAAATTTGTAAAGCATAGGCAACCTTGTCCTAAGTGCGGTGGCTCTGACCCCGTATCAATCAATGCGGACAACTCGGCTTATTGCTTTAGTTGTTCAACATTTTTTACCGATTATGAAACTGCAAGTGAGGGCAGAATAGTGGAAACAACACAGAAACCAACCAATACATTTTTAGAATCCTATACTGGAATCTATGGCGAACTTACAGACAGAGGTATCTCTGAACAGACAGCTAAGAAGTTTGGAGTTCGTGTTATCAAAAATAGAAATGGAGATATAACGCAACATATATATCCATACTTTAATGGCAATGAAGTAGCCATAACTAAAACAAGATTTGTTGCGGATAAGAACTTTGCGACCAAAGGTACATTTGAAGGTACTGGATTATTTGGCGAACAATTATATAGAAACACTGGCGGTAAATACCTGACCATTACTGAGGGTGAGTGTGATGCTATGGCAGTAGA